TCTTGCAAGGTGTGAACGTGAACGAATACAACCCATTTGAGAACTACAACGTGTATCAGCAGCTTGGCTCACCAGCGCCTATACGGGCTGCAGAGGGCGGTAGCCCCTTACAGCTTGCGCAGATGCAGCAAGGCATTTCGGGGCTAGATCCGCGTCTCTATGGCGTGTTGCAAAAACGCCAAGCACCTAACTACTTCACCTACGGCTCTGACACGTCTGGCGGCAATCCTACGACGTTGGCGGGTAGCCAGTTGATGGGTAAGCCCACGCCCGGCATCCCTGTTATCCCAACGGGTCAGAAAGCAGGCTCAGACTGGCTCTATCAAGGCTCGGGCACTAACCCGCTTGCTATGGCAGGTACAGGAATTGCAACCCTGCCCACAGGCACGATGGCTGAGGGCGGTCAGGCTCACGGCGAGGGCGAGCACATCCCAGAGTTCATTACGGGCGCAACTGGGCACTACGTCAGGGGTCGCGGTGACGGGCAGTCGGACGACATCCCCGCGATGCTCGCTGACGGCGAGTACGTGTTCGACGCATCGACTGTTTCAACGCTTGGTAACGGCTCATCTGACGCAGGCGCTAAGCTGCTAGATGCGTTTCGCGAGTCACTAAGAGATCACACGAGATCAGCACCCGCTGATAAAATACCACCAAAAGCGTCGCCTCTTGAGTACATGAAAGAAGCGCTGCAAAACGTAAGAAGGAAATAGCATGTTAGATTTGCGTGGTAACGGAACGCAACCTACGGCATCAAGTTTGCCCAATGGCTTTGCGGCGCCAGCGGGTTTTGGAGCCTCAGCAAGTGTAATGATGCCTTGGTATAACCAGCAAACGGGCGAGTCAATTTATACGCCTAGCAGTGGCTACACTAGTTCTGATCCCAACTGGATGCAAGGCAACGCACCATCAAACGTACCACAAACGCCATTACAGTCCCAAGGAACTAACATGTCTGGTCAAAACGATGTCGGAATCGGTTCGTTCATGCAAAACCAGTTTAATCCGGTTGCAATGAATCCAAACGCGCCACCACTGACTGCCGCTGCGGCTACGCCCGCGCCTGCGGCTCCGGGTGCGACGTTTAACGCCGCAACGGGTCCGAACCTGACCGCTGCGCCGTCTAATTACGTGACCCCGCCTCAGTTGGGTACACCCTCTACACCGTCAAGCGGCTCGTTCACGCAGGGTGCAGCGCTGCCTAACATCACGACTACGCAGCAGCAGGCAACTGCGGCTCCCGCGTGGTACATGGACTACCTGAACAACTTGGCGGGCAAGAGCACCGCAGCAGGCGCAGGCGCTCAGTACATCGGTGCGCAGCCCCTGCAACAGCAGGCGTTTAACCAAACCGCTGCGAACGTAGGCAACTACCAGCCAAACTTAGCCTCTGCTAATGCGCTCACGATGAACGCTGCGACGACGGGTGCGCCAGACTTAGCTCAGGGCTACATGAACCCGTACATCAACAGCGTCGTTGATGAGGCAGGTCGCTTAGGTTTACAAAACATTCGCAACACGATATCGCCTCAGGCGACCGCGGGTGCTGTGGGTAGCGGTCAGTTTGGCTCGACTCGTGGTGCTAACGTACTCGGTCAGAACATTACTGGTGCACTGCAGAACTTGGGCGGTCAGCAGCAAGGTCTACTTGCAAGCGGTTACCAGAACGCGCTGACTACTGCGCAAGCTGATTTGCAGCGTCAGATGATGGGAGGCTCTCAAATGGGTGCCTTAGGCACCACGACGCAGAACTTGGGCATGGGTGACGTGAACGCGCTCAGCACGATGGGCGGTCAGCAGCAGCAGATGGCTCAGAATCAGCAGCTCTTCCCGCTGCAGGTTGCAGCGCAGCAAGCAGCACTCATGAAGGGGTTCACGATTCCAACGTCTGTGTCGTCAACTTACACAGGACCGATACCGGGCGCGTATCAATCGTCGCCGCTTACGCAGCTTGGATCGCTCGGTACTGGCATCATGGGTGGGTTTGCCACTCCTGCGGGTGGCGGCAAGTCGCCTCTTGAAAACTTGTTTGGACAGATTGGCAGGTTGTTTCCAAGCACGCCTTCATCCAGCGGAAATTATGGCGATTTGCCGCAAACAGGCTCTGATAGTTTTTTAGCCGGTTAAATTAGTTAAAGGAATAAATCATGGTCACAGAAGTTAAAGGTGCACCGTTATCGGGTGGGATAGTAGCCCCGCCGATGGGCATTGGCGCAGATCCCGAAGCGCTCGCTAAGTACACACAGGCAATCGACGCTCAATTAAAAGCGCTTGAGAACCGCAGCGGCAATATACCGTGGTTTAAGATCTCTGCGGCATTGGCAGATCCCGGTCGCACGGGTAGCGCTGCCGAGGGTTTTGGTCGCGCAATGGGCGTTATTGGTCAGCAGCAAGAGGAAGAACAAAAGAACGCACTACCTATTGCCCAGATGCGTGCTCAGTTAGCGGGGCAGAAGTACGAGCTTGGCAATAAAACGCAAGCCTACAACATGCTTGCAAACATCATGGGTTTTAAGACTCCAACTGAAGCAAGCAACGCCTTACGATCAGGCGAGGGCATAATTGGTCTTGGCAGTAAGTTTACGCCTGAGTTCTTTACAGCCATGTCGTTGCTGGATCCAAAGATTGCGGCAACCGTAAAAGATGCAGCCACTATGGACACTGATAGACGAAAACTCATCATTGATAGTCTTAAAGCTGGCGTTGACGTTGCTAAACTAAATAGAGACTACGGCGCTGCTGCAGTTGCAAATGCGTTTAATTATGCAGGCGTAAGCCAGCCGTCGGCAACAGGCGCACCAGCATCTAATCCAAATCTAAGCAGCGGTCCTGCGCGACCAGAAGAGCCGTTGCCTGCTGGCGCTGTGCCCGGCATTGACGGCGATCGCACGCCAAAAACGCCTGAGGACACAGAAGATCAACGAGGAAGAGGCAACACCCCTCCAGCATCCACACCCGCGTCTGAAAATACTGAAGCACCCGTTGAGTTCGGCTACAGGCAGCTATCTAACGGTACGTATCAGTCGCGTTTTAATAACAATATTTTTAAACCCGCACCGGGCGCATCAGAAAAAGAAATACAAGAGCAAATTGCAAAATTAACTGAGTCGCAACAAAATATTTATAAGGCTAATTTAGAAGCTCTAGACAAGCCTTATTTAGAAGAAACGGCCAAACTTAAAAATTTTGACAATATCAAGACTGTTCAAAACTTAAATCGCACTGACGGTATTTTAAAAATATTAACTGCAAATCCTGAAATTACTGGTCTACTTCAAAACGCAAAAGATAACGATAGCTTTCAGCGCATGTTGAATGGCTTTCTTGCGAGCGCCCAAGAAGGCATAAAGCTAGGCAACTTTGGATCAATATCCATACCCGTTGAAAAATATTTACAGACTGCCAATCTAACCAAGAATCAACGCCTTGCGGTGACAGAGCTGACAAGACTGATCGGGCAAGAATTCTTAGCGTCAATGGGCACTAACCGCGGTTTGTTAGGTGTCAACCCAACAGACAACGACGCACGGCTTTTTCAAGCAGCGCAGGCTGGCACGCCTAATCTTGCAGCAAATATTTACTCATGGGCGCAAGGCCGTGCCGCTGAGTACGAAGTCATGAACGATATATACAAAGGCCATCAGCAGTACGAGACAAAAACAGGTCGAGGCAAAGACCCTAGCGGGTTCTTTAGACAACCTGCTGGCGCGTATTACGAAGCGACGCAAAAGTACTCAAAGCTGTTGGATACGATCATGCAAAATTCACCGGGGTTTAAATAATGGAAAAATTTGATCGCTATGCCCCTTTTAGTGGTAGCACGCCTGCTGCGTCTGAGGCTAAACCTGTTGATCGATACGCGCCTTTTACACCAACAGCCACAGGCTCATCTTCAGCGCCTGAAGAAGGCTCTGATGTAAACCCAGCAGCAATTGCAGCGGGCGCCGCGGTTGGGTACGGGGCTAATAAGTTTTTTCCGCTTGACCCGATTGATTCGCAAGCTAAAAATCGTGCAGCAAATCTAAAAGACGAGCTGTCTGGTCTGCGTGCGCAAGGTCGTGTTGCATCACAACAACTAGAAAGTGCTCGAGAACCTTTTCTTTTAGCGCAAGCGTCAAACACAATTAACGAGGCTGAGTTTGTTCGCAATCGCGCATTGATGGAGGCTGTGACTAAGCGAGCAATGGAGTTAGGCGTTGATCCTAAAACTTTTTTGAGTGGCTCTGAATTATTTCAAAGAGCAATGTCTCCTGAGGCGGGTTTTGGGACAACAAACTACGTCAACGCAATGTACAAAAATGTAAATCCCATTATTGAAAGCAGAATAGAAAGCATGGGGGATGCAAAGCCAGTTATGAGCGAGTACAAGTCAACAGAGCCGCGTGCTCGCCAAGTTGTTGGCACAACAGTGCAAACGCCAAAAGGTATTCTAACCCCAATAGGTCGCGGCGCAGAAGTGACTCAAGCGGGCATGGAGTTAGCCACAACTGAGCGTGCGCTACTTGAAGCACATGCTGCTTTTGAAGCATCTAGGGCTGCTGAGCAGGCAGCACAAGCAGCCATTGATCCTAAGCTAGCGTCAGCAGTAGATCGATTAGATAGACAAGTTGCAGGCTCAAAAGCTGAGATGCTAGCAGCTCAAAAAGCTGTGCCAACTGCCGCAGAAAAAATTGCTAGCTATGTGTCTGGCCCTAAGGTCGGCGCAGGCTTAGGCGCAATCTCTGCGTACAAATTGCCTCAAGCATACGAAGAGTTTATGAGGGGCAACTACAGAGACGCAATGCTGCACGGCTTAGAAGGCGTCAGCGGCGCTTTGATGCTAGCGCCTCACCCATTTGTTAAGGCTGCGGGCGTTGCTGCTATGGCACCGGCTTTAGCCTATGAGTATGGCCCGTTGGCGTATGACGCAATTAGAAAGGGCTTTAATTACTTCACCCCTAAGAAATAATTCTCCTCCTCAACCGTTCAGGGTTGTTTGCCCGCCTAACCAGCGGGCTTTTCTTGTGTAATGCGCGCCTGCTCCCACGCCTCTAGCCAGATGTTGTAGGGGTCCTCGAGCAGGTCGCGTGCGTTGGCGTCGTCGAGCAGTTTGAGCCAGTCTTGGTATGCCTGTTCACATTCGTTCAAGGTATTTCTCCAGTTTGGTAAATTTATCAGCGCTTGGCTCGTACTTGCCCAAGAACCACGCGTACACCGCGGTGCGTGACACCTCTAGGTGATCTGCAATATCCACGATGCTCACGTCAAGCTCGATGGCCTTCATGGCCAAGCGTGTGAAGGGCGTGAAGGGCGTGTCGTTGATCTGCTTGATCAGTGATAGCGAATATCCTGCCATCACATCCTCCCACGTCTAAAGCCCATCTCGAAGGCCTTACGCAACGTCATGATCGAGAGCTCAGACGCGCCGCAGGCATCAACGAATTGCTGCGCTGCGAGTATCGCCTCTGACTGCTCGTCTTTGATCTTCATCTTAAGTTGCTTGGCTTCAAGTTGTTGCCAGATTTCTTCTTCAGTCATCGCGTTGCTCCTCGATCATCTTTTGCGCCATCTCGTTGGCCAAGTGCGGGATCAAATCCCAAGGCACCTTGCCGGCCGTTATCAGTGCCTGCATCGCCATGCCGGCGTACAGTTTAAATAGCTCGTCGTCATTCATCGTGATTCCAAAAAATAATAGGGGTGGCTTCACCGTGGTAGCCGCCCTCGATGTTGAAGTCGCAGTACTCGCGTGCCTCGCCCTGCGGCATGTCTCGCATGAGCAGCTT